CAAGGATCAACACCGGGGGTGCGCACATAAGAGACATCACCACCGTAATTAACACCACCAGCACCGGGACGATATCCCTGCGCTCTGGTAGGAGGTGCAGCCACCATTGTTCTAGCAGCCATTAAATCAGGAATAGAACCTTGGTATCCAGTTTTTTGAATGCCTGATGTGTTGTTTAACATTGCTGCGCCTGCGCCAGCAGCCGTTAACAAAGTTTTATTGTCTGCAATCCATTTGTTTAAACTAGCAAGACCAGATGTAGGAAATCCAGATGTATCTGCTGCTGTTAATGCGGCTGTATTTCCGCTGTTATCTGCTGCTGCTGTTTGATTCGTAGACCCAAATACGTTGCTAGTTGGGTTGTAATCAAAAAATTGTGTATTGCCGCTATTGTCTGCGCCTTGGGTAATTGCGTTGGAGCCAATTTCCCCGGGGATAATATCAACACCGTTTTCTTGACCGTATATTCCATATCCCATAATTAACCCCTTAATAATTTTACAAGAGCATCCATATCTGAGGATGCTAAGTTTTTAGGCGCTCCAAGCGCACGCAGTTTGTAAGCAACATCCCCGCCAAACAACTCTTCCATCAATTTTATATTGGCATACGGGTCTTGGCTAGGGGCTTGTCTTCCTAGCCCAAGAGAACCCATCAAGTCTTCTGCGGTCTTGGTTGTTGTTTTTGGAGGTGTTGTTGTTATTTTCTTTGTAGGAGGAACTGTTTTGATTACCCCCGTGTCATCTACCTTGACACATTGATTGGTTGCAAGATCCAAGATGTAACCATCTGGGCAATCGGTAGGCTTTTCTTCGTCATCATCGGCAACGCACAGACCGGATCCATCATCATGGAAGCCGGGAGCACATTCTCTTTTGCCGTTTACAACCACTGTATTGTCATCGGTAACAGTATCGCCAGCAATATTGTTTAGGTTTAAAAAATCATCTAAAGACAGACCATCTCGTTTTCCTGTCACTAGCACTGTGTCTGTGTTGTCAATGTAATTGTTTGAAACATCTCCAGCCGGGGCGTTTAAACTAAGAAAATCATCTAAAGATGTACCGTTCTTATTGCCGGTAATAACCATTTCACCTTTGTCAGCAACATTGCTAACATTGTCAGTTGGCAACATAAAGTCGCCAAGACCTGTTGGTCTATCTCCGGTTATCTTAACTGTATCATCGCTTTCGGTTGGTTGACTTTTAAGCAATGTTTCAAGTTCAGCAGAGCCTTGAATATCATTAATATTTGCTTCAAGAAATTTAGTTAACTCACCTTCAGTCATGCCCCTTACACCTGCGGTCGGGTACATTTCGCTAATTAAATCAAGAATGCTTTGCGTTGATCCATCATCTGATGCTGGTTGATTTAAAACCGCATCTTCAATTCTGTTTAAACGTTTAGTTTCTCTGTTTGCTGCAAGTTGTGCTTGTTCATCTGCTGTTAGGCCGCCGGGAGTTGCACCACCAGCAAGCCCAGTAATGGCTTTAAATATTTTGCTGTAATCACCGCTGCCTAAAGCCTGAGCGGTGGTAACGCCCTTAAGAATATCGTTTGTTGTAAACCCCGTATCGCCAACATTAAAATTGGTAGTCACATAAGGAGAGGCAATATTTGCCGCTCCTGCCAATGTAGGGTCTTTTGCAAAATTAATAGCTTTAGTTACATCGCCTACTGTGGCATTTTTAAATGTGTCGCCTAAAACATCAGCCCCTAAAATATCAGTAAGTTTTGCAGAGCCTGCGCCTGATACCCCACCAAGCAGAGCACCTTTAAGGATATTGCTGTCGTTTCCGTAGGCGTTTACACCACCAGCCAAAGCACCACCAGCACCAGCCGCCGCCGCACCTTCCAAACCAAATAATGCATTTCCTAGTAAAGCATTGCCGCCACCCATTGTCATGGCGGCCAAAGCTAAAGGCCCAAGATCTTTGATCATGGTCTTTAAAAAGTTATCATGATCCATCTTCTCACGCTTAACAACATTTCCGTTTAAGTCGTAAGAAGTGATGTAATCGCCTTCTTGTTTGGCAAAACCACCAAGTTCTTTTTTATTGTCATAAATAGGGACTGGCTGATAACCACCCTCACCGCCTCCTGCGCCCTCTTGGTAGCCAATGATAGACGGAGCTTTGTCCCATGCAGTCCATCCGCCACCATATTGAATAGGGATGGTGTCTACGGTTTCAGCGGCATCGCCACCACCGTAAGATCTTTGCTCTGATGCGCCAAGTTGGTTATACATGGCTTTAAGTTCAGCCAATGTTGGAGTGGCTGACAGCGTTGTTGGTTTAGCAGCTTCTGCGGCTTTTTGAACTGGCTGCGTGTCGGTCGTGCCTTGTCTTTGCTGATCGCGTAAAGCAGCCGCAGCTTCCCAACTACCAGTCAAATGGTAGAGGTCTTCATCGCTCATTGGTTCTGCCATCATCCAACCTTCCAATTTGTTCCGTCAGAGTACACGGGCACAGCCACTGCCCCGCCAGTCGCAACGGTTGCTCCAAAGACGGGAGCCAAAGCATCTGTTACAAAAGATCTTGCGCCCTTACCTGAAGTGACTGCGCTGGGTAATGTAGCTACCGTGTAGTTTGTTAAAGGTGGCACTACGCCAGAGGCCATCAATTGCGTAGTCAACGCATCTAGTCTATTAAAATACAGACGAAATACATTGTTTAGCTGGTCAATGTATTGAGCGTCATACTCCCTTGGAGCCAGCGGCAAGTTAGGCGCAGCAACTTTATTAAGTTCAAAGTCAGACGTAATGATGTAGCTCATCGTCTGCCGTCCGGTCTGATGTCAATACGGGTAGAACCCAACTGCCATGCTGTTCCTAGATTTGTAGAACCCACCTTTAAGATAAGCTGACGACCACGCACACGGGTGTTAATCTGACCCGTAAAGCCCTCAGTAACCGTATACGAAGCACCTGTTAATTTATCCACATTACCTGTTACAGCCGTACCCGTGCCCGAACCGGAGTTTTGCATTGGATACAGCGTGTAAACAACTTCGGGCGTAGGAGAAGCATCTGACCCAGAGAACGTCAAGTCAGGCAACATCCTCCAGACAAAGCCAAACTTGTCACCATCATCAATGTCAAACTCACATGAAGAGATGTAAGAATCAATACCCACTGGAGTGCCAGTTTCATTATTATCTAAACCATACTCTTGGTTCAAGATGTTGCTTGTGGCCGTGCTAATATTTAATACATTAGCAGATATAGGGTAATCCCTTAAACCAGAATCAAGCCATGCTGTTCGCGCCATCGTGCCGTAGTACCAAATACCTCTACCGCCTGCGGGGTTAGGCTCAATGTAGTTATAAATGACATAGCGGTCAATCGTTGTGCTATTAGCCGAACAATAGAAGAACCAGACCTCATTGAATCCTTCATTGGTACTGGCAAACACTTGCTGGCCTTGGCCCAAGTTAATGTCTTGGTAGATAAACTTACGCAGATCACAGTTCAGTGTATTAATACGACCATCGTACATATAGAACTTATCCACGCCCATCCAGTAAACCACGCCAGATGCTTGAGCCACTGCGTTTTGACTCAAGATAGAAATGTTGTCACCCAGCAACTGGCTAGACCACACTACGGGCGGCCCAATGTATTGGAGAGAATACACGGCGGCATCAGACCAAACCACAATCTCTTGACGAGTCTGGATGGCTGTGATGATGCTTGAGCCGTGAGACAACCTTACACTACCGGCCTGATTTGTGGCCGATGGAGTCCAGTTAACTACAGATTCCTGATCACCCCAACGAATTAACATGGGGTCTTGAATGCTAGAGCCGTAGTCGTTACAGCCAAATGCAAACACAAACCGGCTGACATCAGATACATAAATGAAGTTCTGAATGGTTGGTACATCAGAAGCCCCATACAAAGACGTTACATTAACTGCGTTAGGCATAATGTAATGCGTACCAGATTGCGATCCAGAGGTGTTAATAGCCGCTCCCCCAGCGGTCAATGCCAAGTTAAACGTCGTGCCACCAGTGCCTTTGACGTAGTACGTAGTTCCCACACTTAAACCTGTAGGCAACGCAGATGGATAACCTGCGTTAGTAATAATGACGGGCGTGTTTTCTAACAAGCTAATGGTAGAAGTAACCACCGCAGGGCTTGCAATAGTCACCGTAAATGTAGCGGGAGATACCCCAAAGTTGGCATCCCAGTAATAGATTGGGCCACCACGGAACCCGATAACTAAATCTTCACCAAAATTAGACTGGCTCCACAAACGCAAGGCAGAGGTGGATGTACCACCGTATCCCCAAGTGCCAGCACCCCAAGTGCCAGCACCCCAGCCGGTCAACGGCGTTTCATAAGCCAGACCTACGTT